TCGGTTAAATGATGAATAACATCACCTTCAAAAAATAATGCTACATGATTTAAAGTTGGGTGCAAAATGCTCATAAGTAATACATCTCCATCTTGTAATTTTTCCTCAGGTCTAAGTTCTCTAAAATTAGTTCGCCATGCACAGTCCTCAAATAAAGGTTTGTTGTTAAATTCTTCTAATGTTGTTGGTCTTTCCCAATCTCTAAGTTCGATATTTTTCTCTTCTTTATACCAATCTCTTACTAAACTCCAACAGTCTGTTATACCCCATACCCATTGACGACCCAATAAAGGTGGTTTGTACCCGCATGGTTCTAAATATGCCCATTGTTCTGTTTTTGGATTGACAATATACCAAGGTAAATTACTATCCTCACAGCTAATTTTATCTGCCTGACTAGGATCAGGTGGGGTGATGGGGTGACTATGAACTACTCCAACTATTTCTCCTGTATTATCAGCCTTTACATAATCTTCTGGGTCGATAATAAAACATTGATGATCTGTCATTGAAAGATTACGGCACGGAAAATATCTTTCTTTACCTTTTATATTCAACAACAACCCACAAGATTCTTTAGGATCCTCTCGTTGTGCATGAAGTAGTGCTTTATATTTCCAAGTCATTGAACAAACGTACCAATAGAAGGAAATATGGATCGGGTACACTGTCTTTTTGGTATTCTAACTCCTGCTAAATCTGTGGGAGCAGCAAGTTCAAATTCTACTACTTCTCTAGTTTCTGTTGATTTTCTATCTACTGCATACACCTCTTGAGGAAACTCGGCTGTTGGATCAGCAGTTGCATTTGTTCCGTCAGCAAAATTTACAGCATCTAAAAATTTAGCTAATGTTCTTATTCTTGTAACTGTAGCTCCTGTTAAATCATTACCAGTTGTTTCCTCGTTAACAGATAATAGTATTGATGAAATTAATCCTGTAGCATTACTTATAGATATTTTTGGTCTGGGTAACTGTCCACGTTGAAAGGCAAAACCTGATGCCTGTACTGGAAATCTAAGATATTCATTTGTAGCCCATACTATTTTTCCGTTAGCGTTTAAATTACTACCAGCGTGAAATCTGTAAACTGTATTCGCACCATGTAATGCAGTAGATAGCTGCAATGTAAACAGTTCAATAATTGCTGACGGGTTTATATCCTGTAGGCTGCTAAATACTGATGCGTTTACTGACATTATGATGCTGGTTCAAATACTTGTCTAAAAGTAGCTTGAATTGTAGCTCTATTGTTATATGGTATGGATTTGCTCCAATTTTCGCAAACAAATTCAGAAGATGAACTTTCTCCAGGTGGAGTAAAAGTAAAACTATCACTATCATTTGCTCTCGCATCTAAAAATGTTTCTATAGTATCTGCATCTGTTTCCGAGACTTCAAACGTGAAGTTAAATACTTTTGGATTTTGATGTTGTGCTAGTCCAAATAATATTCTGTGTTCATAGCCATCTGCAAAACGAACTGTTCTAGTAAATGGTGCAGACCTTTTCTGTTGTCCGTATGTAGGTTTTATTGAGGGAAACGTAGCCATTATGCAAGTAATCCTCCTGGTCTTTTCTGTTGTAATATTTCAGATTGTACTGCAACTGAGATAAGACGACCAAGCTCTTTTCCTTTATCCGCATCTCCTTCAACAGAGGATCCAGAAGCATCTACGTTTACTACTACATTTGTAGATCCACCTAATTGACTGTTTGGTGTTATTTTACCTGACACACCAGGGGTAAATATTTCTGGTCCACGTTCTCCCACTACATAGGGCTTACCCCCAGATACAGGGCCACCATTTGCTCTAAATCCAAGTAGGCCAAATAGTCCACCTGTTACTGTTGATCCTCCTGCATTACCAAACAGTGCATTATTTAGTGCTATGTCTAGGAATCTATCTGCCACATTATTAAGTAAATCTCCAAGTGTTGAAGTTCCCTTTATAAGTCCTTTTATCCCGTCTTTTATGTCAGTTTGTATTGTTGTTTTCATTCTGTCAAAAGCATCTAATGTTTCTAAAGCTGCTTTATTTAGGTCGTGAGTAGCTTCTTCTTCAGCCCTTATTCCGTCTATAGTCTCATCTATCTCATCTTTTATATCTTCTAAAGTAGTTAATCTTGCTTGATCTACCTCATTTAGTACTCCGTCTTCTCTCTGAAGCTGTAGTAGTTTTTCTATCTCTACTTGTAAAGACTCTTTACTTCTTGTTGCTTCTTTTTCTAATTGAGCTATTGTTTTTGCTATCTCAGGATTTAAGCCCTGTTTGCGAAGTTCTACTATTCTTGCTGTTTCTGCACGTTCTTCCTCGATAGTATTTACCACTGAAGTAAATCTTTCATTCAATAAATCAGCTTCAGCCCTTGTATCAAATACAGACCTAAATATTAACTTTCTCTTGTTGAGTGCCTCTTGTGCTAACCTAGCTTCCTCACTTAAAAGTTCTGTAGGTAGTCCAACCGTACCGCCATACGGACCAGGTACAGGTGCTATTACTGTGTCCTTTTCCATAGCATTTATTCTTCTCTGTTCAGCTTCAATAGCTAAAGCCTCTACATTATTTTCCGATACTCCTATTGCTACCGCACGATCAGCAGCACTTAAATTTAGATTTTTCTGTATTCCTAAAGTTTCTAGTACAAAATTAGCTATTCCTGCTGTAAATGCTTGAATCCTTGTTATTGCTGTAGCAAATTCACTATTCATAAGTCGGGCAGTTTCTCCAAACTCTGTTAACGCAGTTACACCATCATCTCCTATTTGAGTAGCCAGTAAATTTATGGAAGCGTTAAATGCAGCAACCTTACCTTCAGTTTTTTCTATTAACTTTATTCGGGCTTCTTCGGCTGTTCCCTGTAGACCCAATGCTGCTACGGCAGCTTCGCTATTCTGTGTAAACGGACCAAGGGATTTTCCTAGCTCTGTTATTGCTGCGACAGCTTGATTTATTGATTGTACTGCTGCTGTGGCAACAATACCTCCAGCAAACCCACCCATTTGACCAAACATTCCACCGATACCACCACCTAAACCACCAGCGATAGCACCTACTGGACCTTGACCAAACAGTAACGGAAAACCACCACTAATTAAGGCACTTTGAAAATCAAATCCTTGCTTTATGCCTATTTTTTGGGCAAAACTTTTTCTAGGTTGAGGGCCATATACACCAGGTCCAGATCCAGCAAACTTACCAGTAGCTATATCAAATCTTCTTTGCATATCACGGCCTGATAGTTGATTCTGATTTGCTATTATCTCAGCCTTCTTTTGTTCAGCCTTTACCTCATTCTCTATTATTTTTAAGTTTGCTTTGCCTAAACTAAGTGATTTCTTTCTATTTAAAATTGCCTGTTTCTGATTTGACGCTGATCTTTCCTCCATTCTTGCGAGAGCTTGTTGAACAGGAGATGAAGGGGTAGTTGGGTCGTTAAGAATTGCAGCTATATTCGCGGGAGAGCCAACTTGCGTTGGTTTACCAAATACAGGAGATGCTATGCCTGTGCTTAAAGCAGCTTGTTTAGTTTTTTGTTCTGTTATTTTACCCTCAGTTATCAACTGATTTTTTGAAAGTATTATTGCTTTTTCTCTCTTTTGTATCATCACCTTCGCCATATCTACTTCGCCTCTTCTTGCTACATCTATTGCAAGGTCTAACTTCCTTATCTGATCTTTTACATTAAAATTTGACTGCTCTAGTTTTAGTAGTTGACCTTTAGTTCTTAATGCTCTGTTTTCTGTAGCTAATATCGCTATTTCTTTTTTCAGAACTGCGTCTGAATTGCTTAATGCTTTCTTTGCTTTAGCATTTTGAGTTTTACCCAGACTACCTATCTTTTTACCAACAGTATCTAAATCCCTTGTGAGGTTTCTAGTATTCAGTTTTATATTTACTTCGTACTCGGTTGCCACTAATTCTTTCCGAAAATACAGATATTAAAAGTTTAGCGTACTTTGCGTGTTTGAGCTTGTCTTCTTGCTTTTTCATAAGCCTCTTCTTCTCTTTCATTCTTAAGAGCAAAATAAGCACTCCACGCATATAACTCGTGTGCAGACATTTTTTCTCTTAATTCTTTATGGGTGTACCCCAATTTTTCAGCTATAAAAAACTGTAAATATACAAAATTATCCTTTTTTAACTTAGCTTTTTACGGCATCAGGGCTTGCCTCCTCGCCCACTCCCTGCATCTTAGTCATAATGTCTAGCAAAACTGACATTGGTATTTCTCTTCTAAGTACTGGTAAATCTGCTGCTGTAAATATTTTTGCACCTGATTCATCTTCAGCTTTTGTAACAATAACTTGAAGAGCAAAATCTAAACTTCCCTCTTCCTTACCTTTGTTCATAGCTATTAGTGTACTGTTTATTGTGTCTCTGTCAGCTATGGTTAGGGGAGACCAAAATATTTTTAGTATAAGTTCTTTTCCTTTGAAGATAGCGTAGCTATTGCGTTCTTCGACATTAAAAGCCTGTTTTAGTTTGTCGATTGCTCTTGTTGTTGGCATAAAAAATTATATCTATTCCTGTAGTATAACTTAAAGACCCATTTATGTCTTTACTACTTCAAACCAAACTGTGAAAAACCTTCGTCAAGATCCTGTTCTAACGAAGTTTTTAAGTAGACATCGTACCAATCAGGCTGATTCGGTATCGGAGTTGTATTTTTGTCAGGGAACAAGTCCTCATACATAGTTCCATCTTTAGGGTGTTTTTTCTCATTTATAACAAAAGCTGCATAATTTACTTGGTTTCCTATGTATAAATCTTCGTTTAGTTTAGTAGGTATCAACTCTCCCTTTGTAGGAAGTTTACCGCTTGACTCTGTTTCAGGATCACCCTCTCTAGGTTTAACAGCAGCCACAGGACTTCCCTTTTGTACTTTCCATGACCTGTTAAAAGTACCTGTCCAGAAAGGACTTCTATGTTGCAAAGTAAAATGAATCTCTGATGCTGCTATACTTTTTCCCATTAAGATAGCATCTTCGATGTCTTTAGTAAGATGTTTTATATCTTTACGCATTGGCTGTAAAAGTGCAGTTTACTACACTCATAAAGTGACTTTGGTTTTCTGCTGTGACTGAAGTTGGACCATTAATTTCACCTACTCTTGGAGTTACAGAAAAAGTATCGGTGTAGGTTGACTTATTTACTGAAGTAAGACCTGTTATTAGTAACTCAGATACAGCAGATGCAGCAGCAGTTCCTTTGTTAGATGGAGTCATAACTGCACATCTTATAGTTCCTGCATAGTAAGATTTTGCTTCTCCTTGTGGCTGAGTAGTGGACTGTGTGAAGTCCATGTTTACCATTATGTATTTTTTGTTTTTACCTGGCCTTGAAAAAGGAGTGTTATCAAAAACAATAGTTATTGTTGGATCTTCGTCATTGACAGCGTTCATAATTGCTGTTTCAAATGCTGCTCGTGTGTTTACTAAACTCATTAGAAAATTACGTCAATACGGAACAGGTATTCCTGTCCACCTTTTAGTGTGCGAATATCTGTTATTTTAGCTCCTCTTGTCGATCCAGAAAATGTAAGAGTTATCTCGTCTTGGAGTAGAGGTTGGTTGTCACCTATCAAGTCTGGAGTGATGTAGAGTCTCGCAACATTCTCCTGAAACCCAGATTCTTCAGTAGATTGCACAAACTCGATAGGTACTTTAATTGTATAGTTTGTGTCGACTGTTATGTACTCTCCCGTTGTGTTGTTATAGCTAGATACACCTTTTCGTGTGTAAACAATGGAGGTGTCTAATGAGTTCCCAAGTTGAGACACCACTTGTTTGGCAATATTTTTAAATGCTGTGTCCAGTTGTCCTGCCATTAGCCTCTAACTACCCTCATCTGAAAAGATCCTGCTCCACCAAGTATATATGCACCTAAATAACTTTGTAACCAAGGGTAAACATCTAAAATATTATTTACTGATCCTGTTCCCTGACTTGCAGTATTGTATTTGACCTCTATATCTCCTAGTTTTACTTCAGAAAAATTACCATCTGTTCCTGTGTTACCTGTCATAGCATCTGTATCATTTGCCAGTGCTCTGGCTAGTTCGTATTGTGCATATTTTATATTTAGTGGAATCAGATCACAAGATAGCTCTACACCGTCTACTTGGTAATTATTTCTTGGAAACTTGAGTGCCTGACCATCATCGCATCTATCTCCGTAGAATACGAAGCTGTCGATCCATCTAGTTGCTGATATTAGTGCTCTGTTCTTTTGGTCGTCTGTTTTATTTGTCCAAGTTGAAGAGTCTGGAACTGTCTCGAAATAAGTGTTGGCTTCTGTAAGCGTGACATAGCTGTTAGCGTTAGCGTCTTTTACAGTTGCATTTATGGTGGCTGCCACGGCTAGAAAGTAATTTTAGTTTTATTGTAGCGTAAAGAAAAAACCCCACCAATAATTGATGAGGTTTAACGACCACCTACAGCTTTATACTATTACGAAATAGCAGTTACATCAAGTGGTGAGTTGACGATTAATTCAACGATAGGAACTAGATCTACATCGTATGTAGCAGACCAGTTGTTTGAATCCATCAACTGTGCATTTGTTGGGTTGTCAGTAGCAGAACCCCACTTAGTACCCATGATGTGATACGCAGTGTGATAATCAACAGACATAACATCTTGCTTAGATAGGATGTTTCTATCTGATTCAATGCTTAGAGGGGATTGCTCACCTTCAAGAATTGTACCTGACTTAATTAAATAGCAACGAAACTCTTTAATATGACCAGATGCACCTGGAGCAGATGTATTAACTTGAGAGTCAATAACAACATTCATGCCTGCAAACTGACCGATGGTTGTATCAGTAACACCGACACCACCGCCACCCCATTGGATGCCAGTTCCAGTTGATAATGCAGAAGTTGAGAATGTTAACATACCAACCTGATATAGGTAGTAAGCAACAGATGGGTGAATCACTAAAGTAT